TTCAATTATGGCATTACCGATGGGTATGTTTGGTGAGGGGATTAAGGAAGGATCCTTTACCGTAACAAATCACTATCAGTATTCGGCATCAGAAGTTGGGGGACTACCATCTCAATATGGACCACCTCAATCTGCATGGGAATATACATTGATAGATGACGGTCATGGAAATTTGATAGATACTGTATTTGATGAATCCAATTTTGTTCCGAATGAATACAACCTTTTGTATATTGGATTTAATGAAAAATATAGAGAGTTTAATTACAAAAACAATAAGTTAGATTACACCATGGATTTATCGCCATATAAAAATAATGTAGATATAATCAATCCAAAGTTAATAACATATCAAACTGGTATTCCAACAACAAATCAAATTAGATCTTCTGGTGTTTCTGCTAATTTTAATGGTTCATATCTATATCTTAAAAATAAAGATAGATTCAATTTTAATAGTGGAAGTGATTTTGCTTTTAGTTTTTGGATAAATATACCACCAACTCAATCAATTTTAACAAATAATTTCAATTCTCTTTTTGATAAAAAAACAACAAACAGTAGTGTAGTAAATGGTGAGGATCTTGTAACAACATCCATAGTAGAAAATTTATACCCATTTGATATTACTATAAGTAATTCAAATGAAATGATTTCTGGTTCAATACACTTCAAACAAAAATCAGAAGTACAATTAGTTGAAGTCAGTTCAAGTGCACTAACATCGAGTATTTGGCATCATGTTGTTTGCCAAAAAACTGGAAGTGAATATCAAATATGGTTAGATGGTATTCTTAATGCATCTGCATCCTTGTCAATATCAGATAGAGTCCGAAATAATAGTGAATTTTATATTGCAGATAACGGTACGGGTGAAAATTATTTTTCTGGATCACTTGACGAAATAAGAGTATACAACAAGGGATTGAGTTCTAACGAAATTCTACATTTAAGTGATAACCATATAACAGCAAGTTATGCATATCAGACAAATAGAGTTGGTAACATTTTTTATGAAAAAGGAATGGTTGTTGTTTCTGATCCAAGACCAAAGTATGCAAATGCTCTTCTAGGTAATACTGGTAATTTTGATCATTCTCAAATAACAAATGGTTTTGAAGGACAGTTTAGAAGTACAAAAACAATACACGAACATGAAATAATATGTAAGATTAGAAAAAATGAATTTAATTTTACACAAAATCCTAGCGTGTTAAATGATAATTTGGAAAATAGTTCTATCATTGACAAATATGTAACAAATCCATTTTTTAATCCATACATAACAACTGTTGGTTTGTATAATGAAGATAGAGAATTAGTTGCAGTTGCTAAAATGGGAACGCCTCTTGAAAAAAGAGACGATGTAGATATGAATATCGTTGTAAGGTTTGATATGTAATGCGTAGAAATCAAGTTGCAATAAAACATGGGTTTCGTAGTGGATTAGAAGATAATGTAAATGATTTATTAAAAGAAAGTAAAAAATCATTTGGTTATGAAACAGAAAAAATATCCTACATACAACCAGAGACTAAACACAACTATACACCAGATTTTGTTCTAACAAAAACATCTGGCAATAAAATGTATGTTGAAACAAAAGGTAGATGGGTAAAGACAGACCGACTTAAATTTGACCTTATATTTGAACAATATCCTGGAATAGATATTCGTTTTGTATTCCAAAATCCGAATGCAAAGTTATACAAAGGAAGTAAAACAACCTACGCTCAATACTGTGATAAGAAAGGTTGGCTATGGGCGAAAAAAGAAATACCGGAAGATTGGTTAAAAGAATGCTTGTAATTGTCACAAATTTTTACTATATTTGTGACAAGTATTATTTTACATAAAGTGCGTTTTATGATTAACTACGATTTGTTATCTCTTGTAGAAAAAGTTCTCGGTAAAGGTAGAAGAACATCTGGCAACAATTATTCGTTCTTCTCACCATTCATCAGTCATTACAAACCAAAACTCGAAATAGATTTATCAGTAAACAACAATTCAGAAAATCCATGGCATTGTTGGGTTAGTAATGCTAAAGGTAGAAGTATTGTTTCACTTTTCAAGAAATTGAAAGTTGGTAGACAATATCAAGAAGACCTTAACAAAATACTCAAAACAAAAAACCTATACATTCAGAACAAAAAAGTAGAACAAGAACAACTTACATTACCGAAAGAATTTATCAGTTTATATCAGTTTCCAAAGATAAAAGATATTCAGATAAAAATGCAGATGAAACAGGCATTAAATTATTTGAAATCAAGAGGAATTGGTAGAACAGATATTTTGAGATATGGTATTGGTTATTGTCCAAGTGGAAACTATTCTGGCAGAATTATCGTTCCGTCTTATGATGACAATTTTAATCTAAACTTTTTTGTTTCTCGCTCTATATTTGAAGAAGATGTATTGAAATATAAAAATCCAAAATGGAGTAAAGATGTTATTGGGTTTGAAAGTTTCATAAATTGGGAAGAACCTATTACACTCGTTGAGGGTGTATTTGATGCTATTACTGCCAGATACAATGCCATTCCACTATTTGGCAAAATAATTCAACCAAGACTTATGGAAAAGATATTGTTGCGTAAACCACCGAAAGTAATTGTTGCACTTGACAATGATGCAATGAATGATGCGATAAAAATTTCATCTAAACTACTATGTGAAGGTATCGAAGTATCAATGGTTAAGATGAAACAGAAAGATATAAATGAAATGGGTTTCAAAGATTTTGTTGGTGTTAAGCAAGAAACAAAACCCACAAACAGTTATGACATAATTAAACAGAGGATATTGTATGCGTAAAGAAACATTGTGGGTTGGATCACTTGCTAAAGTAGATACAATTATTCATATTGCAGATGTTCATATTCGTAATCTTAAAAGACACGAGGAATATCGTAGTGTATTCCAAAAAGTATATGATGTTTGTAGAAAAAAAGTTGAAGAAAACAAAAATACAATAATCTATCTTGCAGGTGATATTGTTCATGCAAAAACAGATATGACACCTGAATTGGTTGCAATGGTAACTGAATTTCTTGATACACTTTCAAGAATTGCTCCAACGATTTTGATTGCAGGTAATCACGATTGTAACTTGAACAACATGAGTAGGATGGACGCACTTTCACCGATAGTTTCTCTTATTAACGATGACTTCAATAATCTTTTTTATTTGAAAGAAACTGGTGTGTATGAACTTGAAAATGTTGATTTCGTTGTAAACTCTGTTTATGAGAATCCTGAAAATTTCATTTTGGCAAAAGATGTTAATAGTGGTAATAAAACAAAAATAGTTTTATACCATGGTCCTGTTGATAGAGCGGCAACCGATGCTGGTGTTCTTATGAAACATAATCAAGTAAAGGTTGAAATGTTTGATGGATTTGATTATGGTTTATTCGGTGATATACACAAGTTTCAATATCTTGATGTGGGTGGAAAGTTTGCTTATGCAGGTTCACTCATTCAACAAAATTACGGTGAAGGATTAACACATGGAATAATTGAATGGGACATTAAAAACAAGAAATCAAAGTTTATTGAAATTGAAAATGATTGGTCATATCATACTATTGATGTTGAAAATGGTAAGATAAAAAAATTACCAACAAAGTTTACCAAATACAATTCTATTCGTTTGAGAATAACAAACACACCACATTCGGAAGTCAATCAGATAATGACAGACTTGAAATCAATGACGAATGTTATAGACATCAGAACACAACATATTGTTGGTTCTAGCAACGGTAGTATACAAACAAAAGTAAACCCAATAGGGAAAATCAGAGATATTGAATACCAAAATAAATTGATTACGGATTATGTTAGTGATAAGTTCTCAGTAGCAGATGAAATACTTGAAAAGATACGAAATATAAATCGTAATGTAAATACAAAATTATCTGAAAGTGATGTTGTTCGTAATCTCATATGGACACCTATATTATTTGAATTTGATAATATGTTTTCTTACGGTAAAGGAAATCGTGTTGATTTTTCAAACATGAATGGGATATACGGATTGTTTGCACCTAATGCAAGTGGTAAATCATCACTTCTTGATGCTCTAATGTTCTGTTTGTTCGATAAATGTTCTCGTACATTTAAGGCTGCACAAGTTCTTAATAATAAGAAAGATAACTTCCAATGTAAATTACATTTTATGATTGGTGATAAAAATTATTATATTAAGAGAGTTGCAACGAAAGAAAAAAAGGGAAATGTAAAAGTTAATGTAGATTTTTGGTATGAAGAAAATGGTGATTTGATTTCTCTAAACGGTGAAGATAGAGATACAACAAATTATGCAATAAGAAAATACATTGGAACTTACGATGATTTTGTTCTAACTGCAATGTCATTACAAGGTAACAATACAAACTTTGTGGATAAGGCACAAAAGGATAGAAAGGATTTATTGGCACAATTCTTTGACTTAAATTTATTTGAAGAACTAAACACCATTGCAACTGATGAAGTAAAGGGATTGCAGGCATTGGTAAAAGAATTTAAGAAACAAGATTACTCAACCAAACTTGCTGATGCAAATGGTATTCGTCAAACAAATACCGTTTTGTTAGAAGAAACGGTAGACCAGAAAGGGTATATCGAAAAGAAAATAGAAAAATTAACAGAAGAAATATCGGAATTAAACAAGAAACTTATCCCTATTGATCAAAACTTTTCTTCAAAATCTGTCCAATCATTATTGGATAAGAGATATTTATTAGATAGAAAGATGACTGATTTGACAAAGGAATTGACTGTATTAGAAGATGAATTATCCGATGCAAACTCATCATATGACAAATACAATGGTTTATCGAAAGAGTTTGACAAAGAAACTCTTATGAAAAATAAAGAAATAGTTGATGATGTTAGAAACAAACTTACGCAATTTGAAGCTGATTTGAGAAGTGTAAAGCTGAAAGTCCAACATTGTCAAGATAAAATTGATAACTTGAAAGACCACGAATATGATCCTAATTGTCAGTTCTGTGTAAATAATGTATTTGTAAAGGATGCACAAAATGCAAAATCACTAATATGGGGTTATGAACAAGACCGTGATGAATTGATTTTTGAAATAAAACATCTTGAACAAGAATTTTCAAAAAGTTCATCTGTATACTCTGAATTAGAAAAGTTACATAGTCTTGAAAATAGTGCTTTCAAATATGAAAAACAAATTTATTCTATCGAAAAGAATATATTTTTGGTAAAAGAAGAACTATCAAAGATTAGTGAAGATATATCATCAGTTGATAGTCAAATTGAAAAATTAAAAGAAAATGAAGATACTATAAATCAAAATGCAAAAATTCAATTAGAAATTGCTGACTTGGAAATGAAAAAACATAGAAGTTTGAAGATTGAATTAAAAGAGATTGATGAGAACATTTTGGAATATAGTGGAAATGTTAAGGTTAGTGAAAAGATAATAAACGAATGTGAAGTTTCAATTCAAAAGTTAAAAGACCTTGAAAATGAATATGAGGCATACGATTATTATTTGAAGGCAGTAAACAGAAACGGTGTTCCGTATGAATTGATTAGTAATGCTTTGCCAAGTATTCAAGAGGAAACAAATAACATATTGGCAAACATTGTTGATTTTCAAGTTCTTTTTGATACGGATGGCAAGAGTATAAACACTTACATAGTTTATGACAATGATCGTTTTTGGAATTTGGAATTGTCAAGTGGTATGGAAAAATTTATTTCATCACTTGCAATCAGAACAGCATTGATACAAGTTTCGTCTTTACCAAGACCAAACTTTATCGCAATAGATGAAGGATTGGGTGTCATGGATCCAACGATAATGGCAAACTTTTCTTTGTTCATGGAGTATTTGAAAACACAATTTGAATTTGTGATACTTATATCACACATAGATAGTGTTCGTGATATGGTAGACACACATATTGAGATAAAAAAAGAAAACGGATTTTCTAAAATAGAGACATAGGATGTTGCAAAAAAAGAAACTTAAAAGAAATTTCATAAATCTTCGGACTTTGTTTCGAGATACAAATACTATGTCTAATGACATATTGAACATTTCTTTTATGCCACAAGTTTTTACCGCTGGCAAAAATATATTCAAGTTCAAACCAGATAAAAATGTTGTATCATCAAAGTTTCCAATCAGTATTGAGGTTCTTGATAAAAATGGCAATCCAATTTATCACGAATCATTAAAACAAGTAGATGATTCTGGACTAATAAATGTATCTGTTTATATTTACAATACAGTTCCATCTGGACCTTGTAGTGTAACGATATTGGCAACTGTGATAAAGGATAGATTGGGCAATCCTTTAAGTGATAAAAACATAAGATTACACAACTACAAATACATACATAGACTATCACTTGATACATCAAAATTAAATGATAGTGAAATAATATACGATAATTCTCCAAAAATTACTATAAAGGAAAAGAAATTTTCCATAATAGAAGAAAATCACCCAACTGGAAAATTAACAACCGTTAATGGATATGCAAATTATTCTGTCAAGACTGATGGCACACCAACGTTAGTTTCAAGAGATAATGCATTTACATCAGATTTTGTTGATGGTATTGTTAAATTTTCGCATCTTTCATCCGGTTTCAAACCAACTATTGAAACCGGATCTTTCGTTTATTCCGGATCAATTAAAGAAGTTGTAAGTCCATTGCAGATAAATTTGGCAGATGCAGTTTTTGCAACATCTTCAAACGGAATAATCACAAGAATAGATTCCGTTGAAAACCAACCATACAGTATAGAGTATTACAAAAAACCAACAGAAAGAACGATAACAGAAAACATAAAAAGTTATGCAAAGATTGATATATCAGGTTTGGATCCGTTGGTTGGTAATACATCGAGGG